TACAACCTGTGTTTGGCATCTTGGCTGAAACCTTTTGAGCATTGGCTTTGGGGAAACTTAAAGTCTGAGGTTTCGTGGGGCGTACGTCCTAGCAGGGTTGTGGGCAAGGGGTTAAATCCCGTACAGAGGGCCAACCTCATCAAGAGGAAGATGGCTGAGGTGGGTGATGGGTGTGAGGTGTTCGAGGTCGATGCTTCTTCCTTTGAATCACACGTGGATGTTTGGCAGCTGCTCGGAGAGCAATCCGTGTATCGTGCTGCCTATCCGCGTGCTGGTGAATTGGACAGGCTGCTTGGAAAACAGCTGGTTATGGACGCTAGGACTTCGTGCGGCATCACTTTCAAGAGGCAGGGGGGTAGAGCATCAGGTGATTTTAACACTGGCATGGGCAATACCTTGGTTTTCCTAGCGGTTCTCCGAGGTTCTTTGCTCGGCCATGTGCCCCGTTTCGATTTGCTTGTCGACGGGGACAATGCCTTGGTGTTTCTGCCTCCCGGTTGCAGTGATCCTGGCTTTTCCAATCGCGTTCTGGTTTCTTCCGGCCATGAGTGCGTTTTGGAAAGGCGGGTTAGCATCCTCGAGGAGGTGGTGTTCGGGCAGAGCCATCCTGTTGAGTTGGCACGCGGTTGGCAGATGGTTCGTCCCTGGCTTAAAGTGGTTTCCCAGGCCACTTCTAGCCATACGAACCTGCGTGGGAGTCATGCTTCTAACCTGGCTTATCTATCCGGTGTTGGTAAGTGTGAAGCGTCCCTAGCCGTCGGCGTGCCTATTCTTGGGGTGTTTGCCCGGTCTTTAGCCCTTCTGTCACCGAAGGCGCCCAAAGCCGAGAGGCTTGGGGATTATCGAGGGTTGGGCCTTTGTGTGGAGCGGGTTTTGGCCGAGCCGGTTCGTTTTGAGGAGCCCAGTTGGGGCGCCAGACTTTCTTTCGAGAGGGCTTTTGGTGTCACACCTGAGAATCAGTTGCTGTTGGAGTCCAAGCTACGTTTCCAAGTGGCTAACAAGATGATCAGGGAGGAGACTCCCTCCTTTTCTTGTTTGGAGTCTGCGGCACCTGGTTTGCTCGCGGAACGTTACACGGTTCTGTCCAGTTGCGGGCATGCGGCGAAGGGTTGCGGCGCGTTGTGAGTGGGTTCGACTCAGTGCTACCGTGGTGAGCGGAGCCGCCGGGGAGCTGTTTGGGAAAACACCCCGGTGTGTGACTGTGTGTACGGGTGCGTGTACCCCGAATGAGGGCAGGGGTCTTAGTGGGTTGCAGCAGGCGGGTTGGAACGGTTGTTCTTGTCCCGGCCGCCAGTTTTCCGTTTGAGCCGCCGCAGAAATGTGGTACCGTTAAGGTTTTGAAGGTAGAGAGCACAGATCGACCACCATCCTTGTGTAACTAATCGAGTGTCGCGTCACGCAGTGTCGCTAGATTCCGGGGTTAATCGTCCGGAACGCATCTGGCTGGTCCACCAGGCGTAGGTTCGGAAGGGTCTGCGTATACGGGTAAGGGGAGACACCGTCACGGAAAAGGCGCTTCAGTGCGGGTTCGTAGCCTTCACACTCACTTTCTTTCGCCTGTTCAGCTTTGCGTAGGGGGAGTAGCGCGTACACATACTTGCGGACCCTTTAGGCAACGTCGCTTGCACTTCGGTGCGCGTGTGCGGCAAGTTCTAAGGATGGCCACCTGAGCGCCCTCAGTTTAGTTCTGGCACGGGGACAACTGAGTATTTCGTGTGTTGGTCATTTCGACCGGGGTAGGGTCCCTAGTAACCCTAGGAGAGAGGGCACTTCGTGCCACCCACAGGTTTTACAAGTAGCTTCGGCGGGCCGTAACCAGTGGGGGTTTGGT